TAGGTCTATTTACCCTTTATCGGGTTTTAGTCTTCCGTGGTCGTTTATCGATTAAGACCATCATTAGTCCTGGTGTCGAGATCCCAGAGAACCTTATGTTATCTTGGCGAGGTTTTGTAAATGAAACCTTTATAAGGTGGATAGGGCAATTTGGAGTATCGAGATTTGCCACTAAGTTATTTTATGATTCTGATAGGACTGGCCAACCAGAGGAAAAACCGTACCCTGACTTTCGTGAGGTGTATGGTTCTACTCAAGATTGGCACAGAACATATTGGGTTATAAGTGATTTATCACGGCATATCCGGCGACTTGTAATAACAAAGTCGGGACCTAATTCACTAAAGGGTAGTACCTCAATCTCTAATGTTCTGAAGGATGCGGAGGCCTGGTTATCCAGACCTTCTCTCTTGATGATATTACGAGGTTTAGCTATTATCACTGGGTGTAACCATTTACTAAGTGGGCCTATCTGGGATTCTGCTGCGAATAGTTGGAGCGAGACGTTAAAAACTCGTGAAGATATTCGTAGTGGGAAAAGAGAAAATCCTTTTGGTAAAGGTGCGCCGATTACCACAAATCCAAGTGGTGATTTGGGTGCGTTAGGGACTCGGGAAGAACCCGGAAAGATACGATTATTTGCGATGGTGGACATCTTCACCCAATGGGTGCTGTCTCCGCTGCATCATGCCCTCTTTGGAATCTTAAGAAAGATACCCCAAGACGGAACATTTGACCAAGTCAAACCCGTTAAGGAATTGATCAAGAGATGTGAAAATAAAGGTGTGAGACAAGTATATTCATATGACTTGTCGGCGGCGACGGATAGATTACCTGTTGTGTTGCAAGAATGGTTATTGGCGGCTTTCACCGGGAGAGCATACGCAGAAAGTTGGCGTGCAGTCCTTTGCGATCGATGGTATCGGTTACCTCGAGCCTTTTCGAAGACTTTTGGTCCCCGGTTCTTTAGTCATTTAGGTGGTGAATCGCCAAAAGGTGGTTTATCATTTAAAGACGCGAGAGTAAAGTACGCTGTAGGTCAGCCTATGGGTGCGTTATCTTCTTGGGCTATGCTGGCAATGACACATCACGCGATAGTGCAATTTGCAGCTTATCGAATGGGATGGAGAAGTTGGTTTACTGATTATGCAGTGCTTGGTGACGACATTGTTATCGCCAATAGTAATGTTGCTGCTGAGTATGTAAAGATCATGAAGGAGATTGGTGTAGATATCGGATTTCATAAATCCGTTATTTCGAATAACCTGTCCCTTGAGTTCGCCAAACGTTTCTTCTATCGAGGTGAGGAGGTAACTCCTTTTCCTTTGGTAGGGGCGGCGGTGGGCTTACTTGGGGATTCTTTTGTGCCTGAAGTAATTCGGGCATGTGAGGATTTGACGGGAAGTTCTACTTCAGTTTTCCGGATTGCTCGGTACCTGGGTGTTGGCATGCGTGGGGCTTCTGCCGCGGGCAACCGCTTATTTAGCCGATTACCACGTAAGTTGCGCGCAGTGCTACTTCTGATTACTCGCCCGAATTCTGTTCGGCCTGTAGGCTCTACTTGGCAATGGTTGACTTCTGCTTCGTATGGGAATATGAAGTATCGGTCAGCCTCTGTCAAGGGGAGAGACTCAGTTCAAAAATCATTGTTATCATATCTTAGTACCTCGTTTTTACCGAGATTGGAGAAACGCTTTGCGTCTATTCTTTCAGAGTTTAAATTAGAACTTAATATACCTCACCCTCCCAAGGGTGAGATGTTAAGACGGTGTGAGACTTGGTGGCATGATTATATTATTGAAGATCTTCAATCTACTTTCGATTGGGATTTCGGTGAAGTCAGACTCATGATGAGTAAGATCGACCGTACGGTGTTGCCAAGCGAGAAGGAAATAAACACCCTTCTGGAGGCATGTGAACAAGTTGAGAAGGTTGCTGCATCAATTCCTATTAAGGTCTTATCAAAGAAATCTGAATCTCCTAACAAGGAGGCTAAGAAATTGGCGGTAGAGCCAAGATGGGTTAAGATGTGGCGTACGCTTAATAAGTCCATGATTGATGCTCCATTAGTACAGAGAGGGGGTACCTGCTCTATGCAAGGGCCCGGACTGTATTAGTGGGATTAATCCCCGTACTATGCCTAACTAGATGGAATCAAATTGACAATTTGGTTTTCAAACGAGGAGATCCGACGTCCTCTGCATGGGTGATACTGGGAAACCTGAGGACCAGTCTCACTTATGTATGACACAAGTATAAGAAAG